TTGATTCATCAAAGCAACGCCAAAAGATGCAGTCTCCGCAGTTCTTTCCGAGTAAGTCAAACTGCATCTCACACCGCCTTGAAGGGGTTACCGCCGTTCATCAGGCGTGAAATGTCGAAGCCTTCGTATTTGGCTTCGAGCCAGGCGGCGTCTACGTGCTCTTGGCTGCCCTTCTTGCGAGGGACGGGACGGACGTTGTACTCGGTGGTGAGGCCGCTGCCCTTTTTGCTGATAGTGAAGTCAACTGCCAGCAGATCTTCGTAGTCCTCCATTTGGGAGATTTGGTCAATCTCCTTGAGGATGGACTTCTGGGTGATCTGCAGGACTTGAACTTTGCCCGACTCGTAGTTGTAGACGGGAACGGCGATGAAGAATTTCACGTCGACCGTGCCAGGGCCGCCACGGCCTTCGCGGGGCTCGAAGTCGCCGAGTTCCACGGCAACGTCCTCGGGGGTAGGCTCTTCGGGGAAGCGGAAGGGCTTGGGGGGGGCGCCGGCGCTGGTGCCCCAGACCTCGAAGCCCTCAAGGGGTTCGTCGGAGAGCAGGGCGAAGCGGACCGAGCCGCCGTCGGCAAGTTTGGAAAGTTGGAGGTAGCCACCGCCTGAACCAGAGCTGGTAACTGCGGCTGAGGCTTGCTTTGAAAGAAATCCCATGGTGCTTTTTAGCGGGTTGGATGGTCGCCGTTTCCGGCAACGTGTAACACATTAGCACGCGGTTGACCGTGTGGCTAGAGTGAAAAAACGTCCCAGGGGCAGCAACCCTGGGAACGGAACGTACTTTCACTGTAGGAGTTTAGCACGTGTCTCATGAGACTCAAGAGCTGCTGGCGTTTGTCAGGCAGCTTCCGGTGGGCTTTGCCTATGCGCCGATCTACGCCAAGGGGCGGGTGTTCGGGAAGCACGGGGACATTTCAACCGGGAAGGCGCCTTATGAAGGGGCGCACCACAAGGTTTTGTCGCCGGCTGACGTTGCTCTGCTGATTGAACAGCGGTCGGAGGACTTCAAGGCGGTTGGCCTGTTTACCGGGATTCGCAGTGGCGGTCTCGTGATTCTCGACGTGGACGCAAACCTGGCGACGCTCCAGAAGAAGTGGGGAGACTCGCTGATTGGGGCGCCGAAAATTGTCTCGACCAAGAAAAACGCCGCGAAATTCATCTTCCGGGTGCCGGAGGAGCAGCGCTCCAAGGTCAAGGGCATCAGCGGGAAGGTCACAGGACAGGGCTACGAGGTCCTGTGGGGGATGCAAGGGCTGATTGCGGGGCAATACCCCGGTAGTAGCGACGGGAAGGCTCCTGCGGGCTTCTACGCGCTCCAGGGAGATATGGAAAGCATCCCGGATGCGCCGGAATGGTTGCTGGCGGAAATGCGGGCGGCCAAGGAGACGGACGCTCCAAGGCAAGGAATCATCAAGAACCGCAAGGGGCTGGACTTTGGTAATCGGACTGAGGATGAAATTTTCTGGTTAATCAAAGACTGCCTTTCGGTGTTGCCGCACCTTGGTAGGGGTACTGAGGATTACTGGTGGTCGATCGGGGCAATGATTGCCGAGGCACTGCCCAATGAAAAGGGTTTGATGCTTTGGGCGGCTTGGAGTTCGGAAGATCCAGCGTTTGAAGATGAATGGACCCACGGAAATCCTTGCGAGTCGAAATGGCCGCACATCTTGCAACGGGTTGGACGTCCCAACAACAAAGGGTTGGGGTCGCTGATCTTTTTGGCCGATGAATATGACCCGAAGCGTGAACGTTTTGGAGATTTGTCGCGCCAGACGCTGCATATTGTTGAGCAGGAAAGGATTCAGCGTTGGGAAACTTCCTATTTGGATGGAAAGGAAGTTCTGGAACAGGCGTACAAACTTGAAGACGAGATTGATAATCCGGCGCTGCTAGATCAAGCCAAGCATGTGCTGGCTTTGAAGGCTGGACGTACCCAGGGGGCGCAAGCGATTGACAAGATGCTCGACGCTGATATGGCGTATGAGCGGAGTAAAAATCTTGCACCAGTGGCGGTAAAAGATTTGGAAGCAACGCCGTTTGAGTATCTGATTCCGGGTTTGTTGCCGAAGCCTTGGACCTTGCTTATCCATGCTGATGGTGGCACGGGTAAAACCGCGATGTGCCAGACGATTGCAAAGCATCTGTCCCAGGGCAAGCCTTTCGATTGTTTTGGTGGGATGGTCGCTGTTCCGCAGTCAAAGGTGTTGTGGCTTAACGGCGATCAGAACGAGAGGATTGTTCGGCGCCAGTTCATGCAGTTGGGGGTGACGGCCAATGTGGATGTGATCGGCGAGTGGGACATGATGTGGTACCGGAAGTTTTGTCGCATCCAGAAAAAGTACAAGTACGACTTGATTGTTATTGACAGCTTGGACGGGTGTAACGACTCGAACCCTTACGAGGAAAATCGGCGGGAGTTTGCATTGCCGCTGAAAAAACTTGCCAGGCGAAACGGGATCGACTTTGATGCGTGCAGCATTATTGTGATACACCACAACACCAAGAATGGGACATTCCGGGGTACCAGCGCAATCAGGGCTGCTGTGGACGAGACCTGGAACATGCGAAAGGCGACCCAGCAAGAGGTCGTTGAGCGCGGTCTGATGCCCATGAGTCGGATCGTGACCGTGGAGAAGTCCAGGGACGACCGGGAAGGCGTGGAGATGACGTTCCGGCTGCTCAAGGACTTCACGTACCAGATCAGGCACCTGAAGGCCCGTGAAGGGGCTTATACGAGCCCCTCACAGCACGTACAGGCCGTGCTGGACCTTCTGCGGAGCGAACAGCGCCCCTGGTCGATCAAGGACATCTGCGCCAACGAGGCGTTCAGTGACAGCCACCTAGCGCGTGCCAACGAGTACGCGCTGCAGAAGCTGGAGCAGCAGAAGCTGATTCAGCGGTGCGATCCACCTAAGGGGGTGAGCTTCAAGGGGAGGCCGCCTGCGTACTACTGCGCCAAGGCAGAAAAAGTTCCAGGATTTATCTCTCTCACGCGGGGGGACTCGGGTAAATCCACCGGAAAACTCGAAACTCCTGCCCTGGAGCGGGATTTGAGTTTTCCGAAAGGTACCGGAAAAGTCCAGTTTCGGAAAAGTCCTGACCCTGGTGCGGTAGCGGATACGGCGGATGAGACGCATGAGACGCAGAACGAGCCAGGAACTTTTCCGAAAGGGGACTTTTCCGAAAGCCACCGGAAAACTCAAACACCTTGCGCCGCAAGCGATTCCGAGTTTTCCGGTGACCCCCGTGTGAATAGGGTTTTGCCCGTGGAACCGGTAACCAAGTCGACCTTGGAGGAGGCTGCCGCGTTCTGGGATTAAAAAATTAAAACGGTCCGTCTTTTTATGCTACTGTGTAGCAGCACTAAAAAAGGCCCCGGTCTGGGGCCTTCTTTGGTGTTTCCCCCGAAACACAAATTCATTATGCCTTATCCACAAAAGTTTGTGGACACTGTACGTGTTCGCATGGAGTCCGAATGGTATGACCCTGATTATGTGCAGGATCTAAATAATCTTCCTAAACAATGTTTAGAAGCTATTAAAGAAGAAAATGACTACGAAATCGCAATAAAATATCGAAAAGGTATAATGTTTGATCTGTTAAAGCAAATCTATGGTTGCAGTCACCCGGATAAAACAAAAGTAGAAATTGATCCGAAAACTGGTGAAACTAAAACAACTACACGAAAAGGAAAAACTTATTCACCCAAACCTCAGTATTATCACTTTTTTGCTTATACAGCGTACGCATTGTTGCACGGGGATATTCAAGAATTAAACTGGAGAGCACCGTATAATGGTAATATCCAAGGACAAGACGTTATGCACGCAATAAATAAATACGGAATATACGGATTAACGGAAGAACTAAGTTCTACTTTCAATAAAAAATTTTTTGTTTCAAAATTTGCAGCTTTGTATGCGCGTATGTTTAATGCCGATCCACGTTTTCAGAACTACACGGCTGAACCAATAGAGTTAAAAACCGAAATCAGAGAATCACCTTTAACTTATTGCGGCGACTGTAAAACTATACGAGTTGCCTGGGATATTAACAAAACTGCTTATACACCTGGACATCCAAAATATGCCGAACTTTTAAGTAAATTCAAAGAACAGGTGCTTAAAAGAGAATTTGAAAAAAGCACAACTGAAGATCAAGCTCGATACTTAGAGCGCCGTGGAACGCTTCTAAATTTCAACGATGAGGATATTGCCTAAATTGCCTAACCTGTTTCTGGGGCTGCTTCGGGCAGCCTCTTGGCTGCTTTGGAGGGATCCGGTGTCTAAGTCCAAGACTGAACCGAGACCGCCTAGACCGCCCAGGCGTCCCACGCTGGCGCTGACGAATGGTCCTATCCCGGACGATATTTTTGCCGTGGTGCGTACCAGCTGGTTTCGGCAGGGCCGGCCGGTCGAGGTCGACGAGTTCTCGATCATGGAGTGCGACGACGCCCACACGATTTTTCACTATGCAGTCGGGCAGGCTCTGCGCCAAGGAGCCGACGTGTCCGTCATGTCCGTCTATCCGCCTGAAGCCCTTGGAATCCCCCGCAACAAAGAGTGATCGCCGCGCCAAGGGCAAGGGGCGGAACTTTACGGTCAACATCAGGATGACCCGCGAGGAGATCGAGGCTGCCAGGAAGCTGGGCGGCGGCAACGTCTCCATGGGATTCCGCCAGGCCATCCGGTATGCCTGCTGGCGCGAAATGCGTCCCACGAGTCTCAGTACCATGCTGCGCTCAGCCGCTGTGCTCGCCGCCGAACTGGAGGCTTCGCAGCCGGGAGTGTGAAGTTTTACAACTGGCCTACTAGGCAAGTGGCTTGTTCTGTGCAAGGGTAGTGATCGAGGGGGCAGCTCGCTGCTCCATCACTTACCTACTACCAAAGGACTATGGCAACCACTACCAACCTACCCAACGGCAACCTCAGCGCCTGGTACTACGCCGTCAAGTGGGGTATCTATCACATCGAGCAGTCCATCGAGCGCAGCAAACAAGCTGGCTTCAAGGCGACCTATGACGAGCACCAGCTCCGGCAGCTCGAAGACTTGGAGCAGTTCTTGAAGATGAGCTGGGACAAGTGGATGGATGACCTCGTTGCTGGTCAGACTGAGGAGGAACCGATCTATGGAGTCTGAAATCATTGAAATCCTTGATCTTGCTTTCCTTCCCAGTGGTCGCGTGGAGTGCGAGGCCGTTGTTGACCAGATGGTCATCACGCACCAGCAAAGCTATGAAGAGCCGGCCGAGTGGGGTCCTGCTGTGTGCCGAGGCTCCTTCTACCTTTGTGAAGACGACGTAATCCCAGCGACCGATGCCGGAGTCCGACGCATGTTTAGCCAACGCATCTCGAACTGGGAGATCGTTGACGCCTCAAATTGGGAGGATGACGGCCAGGACGATTAGGAACGAACCGTCTTACGACGACTGGCACTACGGGACTGAGCCGATTCCCGGCGATAAAACCTGGGTCGCACCACAGACTGCGGCCCAGCTCATCGCTCGCCTCGTCGATGCCTTTGACGAAAGCGAGTCGATCAACCGCGAGCTGCTGGCACGCTTGGCGTTCCACGAGATCTTCAAGCTGCCTGCGGCGACATTGCTGCAAATCCACGCGCAGCATCCGCACAATGCCCACACACCCTCTGTTGGGTAGTACACTAACAACGCTTTTCTCAGCACTATGCTCACCATTCTCTCTGACACACAAGTCCGTCTTCTCTCCGACAGTATCAAGACCATCGAAGAGCAGCTCGGCGAACTCCGCTCCATCATGGAGTCGTCCCAGACCGTCAACTTCGAGGTCGCTAGTAGCAAGCCTGCTACCCCCGCCCCACGTAAGCAACGGGAGTCTCAAGTTAAGACTCGTGCGTCTCGCCGCAAGAGGGGGCACAATGCGCTGAACGCCAACCAGGTATTGGAGATCAAGCGCAGATTGGCGGCGGGTGAAGGGTCTACTGCAATTAGCAAGGACTACAAGGTGCATCTCACCACGATCAACTGCATCAAGTGGGGCAAGACATGGAAGCATGTCCAGCTCCAGCAGCCGGCAGCGTTGACGCTCCATGCATGAGCGATCTAGTGAATCAGCCCCCGCACTACACGCGGGGGCGCGTCGAGGTGATCGACGTTATTGAGGACTGGGTCGAGGCTGCGCCAGATGCTGTGGTTGGTGGCCTGCAGTGGCAGGTCATCAAGTACATCAGTCGGTTGTGGCTGAAGGAAAATGCGCTCCAGGATGCGCGGAAAGCGCGCTGGTATTTGGAGCGGCTGGTTGCCAAACTCGAATCAGAGGAGTACCGCGATGTCTGACCAGTACAAGTTTGAGATGATGCGCTTCGACGAAAGCGCAGAGATCAATACGTCGCTGTCGGTCAAGACTCGCGGCATCCTCGCCAGTGAGGTGGTATCGGTGTTTGGCGAGTTTCTGGCAGCCTGCGGGTTCCACCACCAGACCATTGCTGAAGCCTTCCACGAGATCGGAGATGAGCTGTCCCAGTTGTCAGAGTGATGATGTCTATGTCCTGGAGAGTCGGTTGCGTAGTGATGGTGTTCGGCGCCGTCGGTACAAATGCCTGACTTGCCGCGAGCGGTGGACGGCGTTTGAAGAGCCGTCCGCTCCAGGGTTTGAAATTGATAGCACTTTGCTACCAAAGCAGCCGTCTAGGCGCCAGCTCAAGATCAACGAGGTCGAAGAGGTTTTGTTGTCGACCGAGTCGTTGGCGGCGTTGGCGCGGAGATTTGGGGTGTCCTCTGAGGCGATCCGCAACATCAA